TCTCCGGGCTCGTGCCCGGGTGCTCCTGGGTGATGCCGAGCGCCGTCCTGGTCGTCGGGAGCGGCTCACACTCCGCGCAGTCGAGGGCGAACGGGCCCTTCTCGTTGCCCTTCCGGCGCGCGTGCTTGTGCCCGGTCGCCGGGATGGTCAGCTGCTGGATGTCGCTGCGGCCGTAGAGCATCCGCTCTCCTCCATGTCGGCCCCGCACCGCGGGCATCGGCCGTCCATGACCGTCCACGAGTACGGGGCGAAGTGGCAGCTCGGGCACCCCCGCTCGCTCGAGCTGAACGTGGTGCCGCCGAGGGTGACGTCGTAGTGGCGCAGCACGCCGTTGCGCCGGAAGTCAGCCGCGACCTCGTCGGGGACAGTGACGTGGCCGCGGCGGTCGGCGCGGTACGAGTGGCCGCTCGCCTCGTGGTCGACGCCCATCGCCCCCCGCGGGAGGTGCAGGACCTGGGTCACGAGTGGGCGGACAGCCAGGACGTGATCTGGGAGATCGGGATCACGTCCGCGTGCTGAGTCGTGCGGTGGGTGACGATGCCGGACTTCTGGCTCGTCGAGGCGGCCACGGCCGCGCTGGCCAGGTAGCCGTCGATCTGGTAGTCGGTGGGCACGCCCCCGAACTTCGACATGAAGTCGGTCTCGTGGTAACCGCCGGGGAGCGCCATGGCTCAGCCTCCGTTGATGGTGATGTTGCCCGGAGTGGTGCCGGCGGTGACGACGGTGAGTCCATTCGCGAGGGTCACGTCGAAGATGTAGGTCGCGCCGGCGGCCGGGGTGATGGTGGCGAACGGAACGCCGGTCGTCGGGCCGTCGTAGAGCGTCACCGTCCACGAGGCTCCCGGGGCGCCGACCACCACCGTGTGGAGCACGGCCCCGGCCGCCAGCGGCCCGACGCCGCCCGCTCCGGTGTTCGCCGAGATCGGGAAGCCCTTGTAGGCAGCCACGAGCCCTCCATGGGGTGGCGTGGCCGGAGCGATGAGCCCCGGCCACTGGATCGGTCAGGCGAACGGCGCCGAGCCGGACTTCTGCAATCCCTGCAAAAGACCGCTGAACTGCGGCGCGTAGCCCACGAGGGCGCCGTAGAGGAAGATCGAGTACCGGAACGTCACGTCGATGACGGGCCACTGGATCGACACGTAGTCCTGGACGTTGACGACCTCGAAGGCGTTGTTGACGTTGTTGAAGCTCGTCGGGAGCTTCATCGTCATGAGCATGGCCGTGCCCTGGTTGAGCCAGGGGTGGACCATGATCCGCACCACCTTGCGGGTGAACGGGTTCTGGAACTGCGACACCGCGGCGCCGGCCTTGATGTCGCCCACCTCGTCCTGTGAGATGAAGAGCTGGTAGGCGACGCCCTGGGAGCCCTTCGAGATGATGTCGTTGGTCAGGTTGACCTGGTCGAACGCCTCGGTGATGAGCATCTCGGGATCGGCACGGAAGCCGGCGGAGCCGAGCGTGTTCCCGGCGTTGACGGTCGCCGAGTTGTCGTACATCCCCAGCAGAGCGTTGAACACGGCGGCCGTGTTGAGCACCGTGCCGACCGACTGGTTGATGTACCCGCCAGCGAAGCCGGCGGGGTAGATGTTGGCGCCGGAGGCGTTCTGCGCCCAGCCGGAGAGCTGGGACAGCATGCCCTCGTAGCGCGTCGCGGCGCCGGTCCCGGAGTCGGAGGCCGGCGGGTTGGTGCCCGACGTCGGCAGCGCGCCCTGGAGCGTCACCTTGGTCGCGCCCACCTTCGCCACGTTGCGCCAGAACCCGGTCCGGCCGGGGTTGGCCGCGCCGGTCGCGGTGTAGATGTTGTAGTACAGGACGCCCTGCACCGGCGCGATCGTCACGTCGACGACCTGTCCGTTGGAGGCCGCCTGCGTGGCGACGTTGCCCGCCGCGTACGCGGTCTCGCCGAAGTACGTGTTGGCGGTCACGACCACGAACACGTTGGTCGTGATGCCAGAGAGGCCGGTCTCGCCCGTCCCCGCCGAGCGCGCCGCCGTGGTCGGCGCCGCCGGCTGCGAGAGGGCGACCCCGGTGCCGTTGAGGAGCATGTACTCCTCGGCCAGCATCGCCTTCTGCATGAGGATCAGGTTCGCGAGCGCCGAGACGTCCTCGAAGCCCTGGCCGGCGAACTGCGACAGCCAGGACACCTGCTCCGAGCGGCCGAAGAACTTGTAGGGGATCGAGACGTCCACGCCGGCCGGCGTGTCGCCAGAGGGGAGCTGGACCGGCCAGTTCGAGAACGAGCCGCCGCCGGGGAACTCGGAGATGTCCCAGGCGATGGGGTTGCCCGCCGCGCCGCCGGTCTGCGAGCCGGCGATGCCGGTCAGCACCTTGACCTTGCGCGCGGTGCCCTGGCCCTGCGTGCGCGGCAGCAGGGTCCGGATCGGGCTCGCGACGTAGTAGATGAGCCGCGTCGGCGCGACCAGGTCGAAGGGGACCAGGCCGCTCGTCAGCGGGCTCGTCAGGGTGACGTCCTTGCCCAGGTCGGCGAGGGCCTGCTGGATGGCGCGGAAGTTGGCGCTGACGCCGGCCTGCTGCGGGTTGCGGGCCATGAACTGCTGGAAAGGCGTCATGAACGAGGGGTTCCAGCCCTTCAGCACGGCCTCGGGGCTGTCGTAGCCCTTCTTGGTGGCGGACATGACGGCCTTGGCCACCCTCAGCGAGGCGTCGTCGACCTCCTCGCCGTCGGGGAGCGGCTCCAGCCGGCGCCGCGCACCGACGCCGCGCACGAAGCCCGCGCCCTTGACCATGTCCGGCATGCGGTTGACGAGCTCCTGGAGCCCCTCGCCCGGCTCGACCGAGACGGCGCTGTGGCCGATCCCGTTCGCGTCGGTGCTCAGGTCCGGAGCGATGACGGCTGCCACGGATTCCTCCTGTGGATTCGGTGTGGGATCAGGACGCCCAGCCCTTGGCGACGAGGCGGTCCTGTGCCCGCAGACGGGTCTGCGGGTCGCCGTGCTGCGCCTGCTCCTGGAGCATCTCCCTCAGCTCCCGCTCGTCATCCTCCGCGCGCTTCTGCGCCTGGGGGGACGCGGCCTTGGTCGCCGTGGTGACGCCGCGGTGGGCGGCGCGGTTGGGGTCGGGCTCACGCGACAGCTTCTCGACCGTCGCCTGGAGCTCCGCGATCTTCTTCATGGCGGGCGCGAGCGCCTTCTCGCGCCGTGAGCGCTTCTTGGCCTTCCGGTTGGCCTTCGCGATCTCGGCCTCGGCCGCCGCGGCGTCCTTCTCGGCCTTGGTCAGCGTGGGCTCGGCGCCCATCTGCTTCGGCTCGGGCCGCTCGGAGTCGCGGTTGGGGATCGTGGCCGGATGGAGGTCCATCGGGCACAGCTCCGGGAACTGGCTCGCGAGGCGGTCGTGCAGCGCCTGCATTGCCGTGATCGGTGCGCGCTTCGCGTTCGCGGGGCTCTGCCGCTCCTGGCCGTCGGTGAGGGCCGGGCGCTGAAAGTCCGTCGCCGCCAGGTCGTGGGTGCGGCCCGGGATGTTCGGCGCGCTGGCGCCCACCCCGTCCTCCCGCTGGTGACCGGCCGCGATGTAGGGCCGCCGGAACTGGCCCGGCGCGATCTGGCCGGCGGCGGCGGCCGAGGGGATGTCCGGACCGCCGGTCGGCATGATGTCCTTGTTCAGCTCGGCGAAGGCCGCGTGCAGGTCGGAGTGGGCGGCGAGCATGACGAGGCTCTCCTCGGGCGCATCGCCGTCGGCTCCGGCCGGGTACCCGGCCTCGCAGGAGATGAACTCGCCCAGATGCTTGTACGCCTCGCCGAGGTGGTGGATGTCGAGCGCCTCGGTGCCGGTGCCGGCGTCCTCCTGGACCTCCTGGTTCAGCATCTGCCACAGCGCCAGGCGGGCTCCCGGCCCCAGGGCGGCGCCGATGCCGTTCTTCTCCAGCACCGGGTACGCGGCCTTCACCGCGTCCGTGGAGTAGGCGGCGCAGCAGGCGTCGTGCAGCCTGCGCAGCGCGTAGGGCGTCTCGCCGGGCTGCATCGGCGGCCGGCTGTCGGGGCGGGCGGCCTTGCCGCTCTCGCCGGGGACCGCCTTGCCGCACTCGGAGCAGAACTTGTCGTCGTCGTCGAGCTCGTGGCCGCAGCCCAGGCACATGCGGTCGTCGGACTTGGTCACGTTCGGCACGTCGGCCCCCTTGCTCTTCTTCTTCGCCGCCCGGGCCACATCCGAGCCCTCGTCGACATCGATGCCGTGATCCTTGGCGGCGCCGAGGATGGCCCTGGCCGCGCGCCGCTTGTGGGCGCCCGACTCGAAGTTGGTCTGGCCGAAGCGGCCGAGCGCCGCCCGCACGTGACCCTCGTCATGGATGGGCAGGTGCTTCCCGCCGCTCGAGTCCGTGTAGGCGAAGCGCGTCCCGGCCGGGAAGTCGCTCTCACGGCCGGGAGTCGGGGTCGCCTTGCCGATGGCCGGCTCGACAGCCTTGGCTACGACCTGCATGTCCTTGCCGACGCCCTTGGTCAGGGCGAACACGCAGGACGGGTTCGCCGGGCGGTCGACGAGCGACACCTCGACGACGATGCCGTCCACGATCCGGCCGCCCGGGGCCTTGGCGTCGCGGACGATGCGCGGACGGGCGATGCCGACCGAGTACGCCTTGTAGCCCTTCTGCTCGACCTGCTGGACGGCGCCCGGCTCGTACACCTTGGAGGTGAGCCACTGGCCGTCCTCGCGGTCGTCGAGCTCGATGCCGATGCCGGCCGGCGGCAGGGCGCCGCTGTGCATCTGGCGCACGTTGGCCCAGTCGCTGAACCACTCCTTCAGCGCCTTCCGAGCGAAGTCCGGATCCACGATCTGGTCATCGAGGTCGAGCGAGCCGTCGGTGGCCTTGCCGTAGACCAGCAGGGAGCCATCGGCGGCCTTCTCCGTCTTGACGATGGGGACGCCGAAGTACAGCTCGGGCGCGGTGACGGTGGGCATCATGCCTCCTGGGGGAGCAGAATCCGGCCGCGCGCCTCACCGGCGAGCCTGGCCTGGCGGTTGGAGAGTTCGTGGGCCTTGTCGGGGTCCGGCTCGATGGCCTGGCACTTGCGTTCCATGCGCTGGCGCAGCCGGCCGGCCTGCTCGTCGGCGTGAGCGACGGGGACGCCGCGGCGGCGGTAGCCCTCGCGTTTGCGCCACAGGCGGACCAGATCGGCGCGGTCGCTGGCGCACGCCTGGTCGGCCTGGCAGGTGCGGCAGCGCCCGCCCTTCGTCTCGGCGACCGGGACCTCGGCTCCGCAGCGGCAGGCGACGAGCAGGTCAGCCACGGGCCAGGCCGGTCACGGTGATACGGTCCAGCTTCACCGCCGACGCGGTGGCGGTGTTCCCGTTCACGTCTTTGGCGACCAGCTCGGCGGCCTTGGTAACGGCCTCGCCGGGCGACTGCGCGGACACCTTGACCGCCTTCAGCGTGATGCTGACCTCGTACTCGCTCATGCCGTCGCTCCAGTGACCGCCTGGACCGCCGGGAAGTGGCCCAGCACCTGCCGCCAGGTCGCGCAGCGGATGACTCCGTTGCCGTCGGGCACCGCCCGGTTCCACGGCCGGTCGAGCAGGTAGACCGTCCGCCCAGGTCCCGGCAGGTCGGCCGCACGGTCGGGGTTGTCGTCGAAGAACACGACCGGCGCGGCCGGTGACGCTGCGCTGGCGATGGCGGCCTTCTCGCCGTCGCCGATGCGGAGGTCGTCGTACCCGATCCCCCACTGGTCCAGCCACGACCGCGAGACGTCCGTCAGGTCGGCCTCGCGGTCACTGCTGACCGTGACGTGGTAGCCGCCCTGCCGCAGCGACCAGAGCGCCCACTGCGCGTCCTGGTAGGGCGCCAGGTTGCCCAGGAACACCGGGTCGTGCTTGCGGGCCTTGTACCACTCACGCGCCTCGTCGTCGTCGATCCACTTCGACCCCGGTGCCGTGATGTCGTCGTACGTGTACGACGTCCCGAAACGGGCGTTCAGCGCGCAGCAGGCGCACAGGTCGCGCTCAGCGAGCGTCCCGTCGATGTCGCAGACGACGCGGGGGCGGCTGACCTGGGCCAGGAAGGCGCGGGCCGGGTCCTGCTGGCCGGCGGCCTGCTGGATGTTCTGTGCGACCAACTCCAGCGGGATTGCCGCGGCGATGGCCGCGTTCTGGAGGTCCGAGAGGACGATGTTCCGCGCGTCCTGGTGTGAGTCCGTGGGGCGGCGACAGCCGCAACTCGTGCAGATGGCTACGCCTGCCCCTTGGCCTCGTCATAGCCGGCGAAGAACTCGCGAGCGGCCTTGCTGCGCGGGTGCAGCTCGATCCCCTCCGGCAACGCCCGGCCATGCCCGGCCTCGGCATGGCGGCGACCCTCCGCGCGCCAGTCTCGTCCGTCCGGGTCATCGGCGATGCGGCTCCATGGGTGGTCCTCGGCGGCTGCCATCGCCGCAGGGTCGACGGGCGTGAGTCCTGCCGAGGAGGCCGGATCGGCCAGCTCGGCGAGGTGCTCGCGGGCGGCGCGGTGGATGTGGCCGGCGAGCTGGTACGCACTGAGATGCTGGAGGTCGTGGCGCTCCACCACCGCGGCGGCTCGCTGGTAGGCGCGTTCGACCTCGGCGCGGGTGTCGTCGGCCATGTCGAGGACCTCCTTCGGAAAGATGCGCGAAGTGCGCCCGTGCCGGAACTGGAGCAGCGTGACGACGGGCGGCGCGGCGTGCCTCACCCGGCCTGCGAAGAGCCGCGCTTCATGACGCCGACCCAGGTGTAGAACTCGGCCACCGGCTGCTCGCTGGCGTCGAGCAGGATCAGCCGCTCGTTCTCGTCGACCTGCCAGGACTCCGCGTCCGGCACGCCCACTGCGCCGCCCTCCACCATCACGTCGAGCGCCATCTCTCTCCTCTCCTACACGGGCAGCGGGCGGACGAAGAAGCTGTTCCACTTCGGTGCGATCACCGCGCCCGTCCCCTGCCACCGATAGGTCCACGTGCCGGGCAGAGACGTCGTGTCGAGGACCGCGTGGTACAGCCCCGTGCCGTCGCGCACGATCACGCCCGGGTTGTACGTGAGCACCACTGGGGCGCCCTGGTTGATGCGGTACGTCAGTGTGACCGTGGTCGGGTCCGCCAACTGCCAGCCGGTGTTGTCCGCCTTCGCCATCAGGAAGCCGCCGATGACCGGGTTGGTCAGCGGCCACTGGTAGGAGCTGACGATGATCTGGTCTCCAGCGTCGTAGACGTTGGCGCTCACGCCGCCAAGCCGCCCGCCAGCTCAGCCGCCGCTCGCGCGGACACGGTGCTGTACTGGATGACGCAGCGGCACCGCGGGCCGCCGTAGCAGCCGCCGCCGGGCACCCGGTCGCCGCCGAAGCCGCCGTCCCCGGGCAGCGGCAGGCTCGTGTCCGCCACGTACGTCCGGCCGTCCTTCTGACGGCAGAGCGCGCAGGCGTCGGGCATGGCGTACCAGGTGGCCACCAGCACGCCGTCATCGGCGCCCTGGGCGAGCATGGCGTCGCGATAGCCCCGCTCGTAGACGCCGACCAGGGTGGCGCCGTACAGGTCCATCCGCGAGGCGACCTGAGCCGCGCTCATGCCGGCCATCAGGTCCTGCGCCAGCCCCTGCAGATAGCCGTGCTGGTCGTCCGTCAGGTCCCCGGTCGCATCGGTCGCGTCGAAGTCGTCCTGCGCGCCTCCGGCGTCCTGCACCCCGGCCAGGTACACCTGGCGGTAGGCGTCGCCCATCTGCCGGGCGCCCTGGTCGACGAAGGACATGGTGGCGAGCTTCTGGGTCAGGAGCGAGGAGGCGAGTTGGCCCAGGCCACCGGCGACAGACGCCATGACCGGCGCCAAGCGCTGCTCACGGGCATCCCGGCGTTGCAGTGCCGCGTCCGGCGGCGGGAGTTGCTCGGCCTTCCGGACGCGTTCGCGCGCCGCCGCGATGGCCGCAGCCACGCCCGCGCTCTTGGCGCTGGCGGCGATGACGGCCAGCTCGCCAGACGGCAGATGGACGGCCTTGAAAGCCTCCAGGCGCTTGCCGTGTCGCGCGTAGGCGCGAAGCTGATCGAGCTCGGCGAGCACCAAGCGCTGGCGCGGGGTGGGCTCCGCAGCCTTCACCGTCGGCTTGGGCGCGTCGCCCTCGTCGCCGCCGTCCGGCGTGCTGGGCTTCTGCTGGGCCACCGGCTTGGACGGCTGCTGGCCGGGCTTCACGCCCTCGGCCTTCTCGTCCTGGCGGTCCTCGCCCGCGACCTCGGCCTCGGATGGCGCCTCGGCCTGTTCCGGCTCGGACTGCGCTACGGGGGCCTGCACCGCCGGGTCGAGCGGCACGGGCCCGTTCATCGTGGTCACGGTCGGAGACGAGGTCAGCGGCAGGTTCCAGGGGTTCATGTTCAGGTCGCCGCGGACCTCGTCGCGCGACATCACGCCGCCGTCGATGTAGACCTTGCGGACGTTGGCCTTCTGGAGCTCGTCCTCCTCGTCCTCCAGGCCCAAGAAGCGGAACTCCATGTCCTGCTGGCCGCCCACCTGCTGCAGCAGGAAGTCGAGGAGGCCGGACTTCAGCTTCTTGGCCAGCGGGCCGCTCCGGACCTTCTTGCGCGTCTCGTTCGCGCCTTCGGCGTGGCCGGCGCCGCCCAGGCCGGACGTCCGGCCGCCGGGGATCATGGCGATCTCGGTGGCCTCGACGCCGAACACCATCATCACCTGCTCGGCGATGACCTGGTCCGACCCGTCGGCGAGCTTGACTTCCTTGGTGTCGTGGATCTCGCTGTGAGGCGGGAGGACGATGATCTTGAACTTGTAGCCGACGTCGCCCGCGATGCTGTTCAACGTGTCCTGGAGCTGGCGCCGCTGCGTCGCGCTGGCCACATCCGGCCCCGGGACCACGTACGCCGCCGGCAGCGAGCCCTCTCGGTAGTAGTCGAGGAGGTAGACCTGGCGCTGGAAGCCGATCGCGCCGGGCACCAGCGCCTGCTCGACCATGCTGAAGCCGTACGGCGTCCAGCTCCTGGGCTCGACGCGGAGGTAGTGGAGCTGGTCGGCGCGGTACGAGTGGATCTCGTCCGCCATCTCCTCGGCGTCCTCGGGGAGGAACACCTGCATGAGATCGGCGCGCGGAACGCCCCAGATGTACTGCTGGAAGGCTACCGCCGGGGGCCGTGGCCGGCCGCCGCGGATGTCGAGGAGCGGGCGGATGGTGTCGCCGGAGATCAGCTCCAGTGCCGCGACGTCGACCCCGAACAGCCCCTTGCCCTTCAGCCGCGGCGGCAGCAGGTGGACGGTCGCGTTGTCGCAGACGAAGACGTCCTCCAACAGGGCGCTGAACCAGCCCTCGAAGCCGTCGTAGTTGTACGGGTCCGGGTTCTTGAAGAAGCGCTTGGCCTCGACCGCCCGCTCGAGGAAGTCTTTGTGCGCCGCCCGGTCGCCGCGCATCGCCTTCTCGGCGGCCGGCGTGGGCAGGATGTCCCAGTCGAGCCCCAGCATCTCGTCGCGACGCACCCGGATGCAACTCCGGAAGATCGAGTAGCGCTCGGCGTAGTTGCGGCACGTCTGGAACGAGCCGACCTTCAGCCCCTCGGTGCCCGGGATGCCGATGGGCAGGTTCCACGCGACCGGGTACTGGAACCTGCGTGGGTCCGGCCGGCCGGTGTCCTCGCGAGGCACGTCGATCGGCATCGGGTCGATCGGGTTGAGCGGACCGAAGGCGCCCTGGAGGAAGTCCATCACCGGACGCGGGAGGGAGGCGCCATCGGGCGCGCCCGCCATCCAGCCGCCGTAGGACGTCATCCCGCCGTTGAAGGCGCCGATGGGATTCAGGTTCGCCTGCTGGGCTGATGTCTGGGCCTGCTGCTGGGCTCGAGCCGCGCGGCCGGCCGCGAGAGCTGAGGGCACCTACCCCTCTTCCAGTGTTTGCGCCACGTCTGCGGCGGCATCCACTGTCACCAGATGGCCACATAGACCGAGGACTCGATGGTTGACCGCCCACAGCAACCGGAGCGCATTCAGCACCAGCACCGTCTCCCGCGACAGTTCCTCCGAGATGACCCGTTCGCCAAGCAGGCGACGCTCTCCAGCGACAAGGCCGAGTCCGTTGACGTCCACCGGGCCCCCGCAGACCGGGCAGATGATCTCCTCGACCAGCAAGCCCGCGTGTCCGTTCCCGGCCAGCACAGGAATCGGCCGGCAGCGAACTTCGATCTCAGTCGTCACCGATCATCGACTCCTTCCGCTCCAGCGTCACCAGCGTCACCGCCCGGTTCCTCTCTGAGGTCCAGCGATCCCAGTCGGCCGTCTTCCACTCCCAGAACTCCACCGCCGCGACGCCGTCGCCGCGGAACGTGATCCGCTTCACCCTCGGACACGACGTGTTGTGCCAGCAGCCGCAGTGCTGGCACCGCTTGTCCGGCGGCCACTGCTCGTCGGCTTCCTTCCTTGTCAGCCGCGCCTTCCGGCGGCGCGGGAGAGACGGGCGGGGGAGGCGTCGGAGCCGGCGGTGGAGCGGGTACCAGACGTCCTCGCGCAGCCAGCGCCTCACGTAGGGCGCCGCCGCTGATCGCACCTTCTGCTGTGGCAGCAGCGCCGGCAGTACCCGTCGGTGTACGTGGCGTAGTGGCCGCACGGATGCCGTGGTCCGTCCTTCGCCCGGCCGCAGATGCAGCGAGGAGGCTTGTCGTCCTTCATGCGGCCGTCTCCGGTGCCGGGTAGTCAGCGGGCGCAGGCTTGCCGCACTGAGGACAAGGCCGCTGCGGCTGCCACACAAAGCCGTGGCCGCAGCCTTCGCAGCGCCACACGCCCATCGCGTAGTCCTCGTCTGAGTAGGCCGCTCGCTTCGCTAACTGCGCCATCGCCCCCGAGAACGCATCCACCTGGTCGTCATGCACCGACGGGTCCGGGAACTGCTCCAGCTCGGACAGGAAGTCGTTGATCCACGGTCCCCGGACGAGCTTCACGTTGGCCGCCTCGGCCTGCGACGATGCCGGGTTCGCGCGGACCTCCTTGTTGCCCGTCGAGGGCAGCCCGCGGAACGTGTAGCCGTCGAGCAGTGTCCGGTAGTCGTCGATCACCGTCACGCCGCTTGAGCCGGGCTCCTGCTCCATGTAGACGTCCACCGCGATCCCGTCGAGTTCGGCCGTCTGGCGGACCAGCTGCTTCACCTCGCGCGGCCGACCGCGCATGTGCTGGATGTCCTCAACGAAGTACAGGCCCCCCGCCGTGCGTCCTACCTTGACGCCGGCCGTCCAGTCCGGGTCCGTCGTCCGCTTCCCAACCCTGGGCTTCGGCGCCTCGGTGCTCGCGAGGTCCCACCAACGGACGCGGTCCATCTCCGTCGGCGCGATGTCCACGATCTCGAACCACTCGCGGCGGAACTTACGGCCGGGCGGCTTCGCGAACCAGTTCCCATCAAGGAGCTGCTGGCGGGTCGCCGGGTCCAGCTCGGACAGGTTCTGGACGTACTCCTCGGCGTCGAGGCCGGGGTTGTCGCGCAGGAAGGCCGAGATGAACGGCCGTCCCTTCGTCTCCCCCTCCACGAGGAAGCGCTGGAGCACCCAGTCGTGCCCGAAGCCGCCCGGGTTGGATGCCGCCCGCATCCGGAGCGGGATATCGGACCCGGCCTTCCTCCTGAGCCGGCTGAAGAGGTACGTGTAGTCGGCCTCGCGGAACTGGGTCAGCTCGTCGAAGCCGACGAACGTGTACTCGGCGCCCTGGTACTGGTACTTGTCCCGCTCGGTGTCCAGGTACCCGAACGAGAGCTTGGCGCCCGACGGGAACGTGTACGTGTGCTCGTTGTCGTTCCACCGCGCCGCGGTCCCGCCCAGCCAGTCGTGCGCCCGACTCATCAGCGCGCCCGGCTTGGAGAGGTCGGCGTACGTGCGTCGGAGCAGCAGGGCCGCGTAACCGGGGTGGTCGACGTACATCAGCGCCGCCATCAGCAGCGCCTCCGACTTCCCGCCTCCGGCCGCCCCGCCGTAGAACGCCTCCCGGCCGAGCAGGCTCAGGAAGGCGGCCTGCTTACTGCTCGGCCTCCTCGGGTCGGCCGGTATCCACCGGTTCTGGCGGATCGCCAGCAGGGTCTGCGTGACCTGCGTCACGTAGGTGGCCGAGAACTGCGGCGACGAACTCAGGGCTGACGTCGGCCTTGACCTCCTGGCGGATCGGTGCGCCGCCGGGACCGGAGTGCTCGATGCTCTGGCGGTCGCGGTACCGCTCCGGGCGGTGGGCCTTGAGCAGCAGGGTCATGAGTGCGTCCGAGCGTACCCGCTTCACCAAGGGCTTACGTTCGCCGCTCGCCTCGTCGGTGATGTAGACGAGCTTCCCTTGGGAGACGACGTAGTCGATATCGCCGTCGTGCGCCCGCCTCCAGGCTTCTGCCTCCAGGCGGTCGATTCCCTCCTGCTCGGCCTCCTCCCAGGCCGCCTTGAAGTTCTCGTCCTCCTCGGCCCACCGGTACGGCGTGCCGCGCGCCACCCCAGCAGCTCGGGCGGCGGCCGAGACGTTCGGCATCGAGGCGATGGCCTTCAGGAACCGGCGCTTGCGCGCACTGACCCGTCGCGGTCTGTCCCCCATCTCCCTCGTCTCATGCCTGCCTGTCGTATGCCCCGGCCTGGTGATACGAGGCGTCGTACGCCCCCGTTATCTGGTTCACCGCGTCGAAGGCTCCGACCTGGTGGTAGAGGGCGTCGTACGCGCCCACGATGCCCGGGCCAGACGTGACCGGGGCCACCTGGTTCGGAAGGACAAGCCCCTGGCGCCACCGACGGAACCAGGGCCAGAGCCGGCCGATGATCCGGCGTGCCACCTGAGGCGCCCATGGCGGGGGCACGGCGACGACGACCGCCCAAGGCGGTTCCGCTGGGCGGCTACGCGGCGGACGCACGACCGCCCGCCGCGATGGCTGACCCTGAACCGGACGCGCAATATCCGGAGCTGGAGCGGCGGCACGATCTCGACGAGCGGCCTGGGACTGACGACGGTGAGGCGACGCCTGGATTGGGCCGACGACATCGGCTGTCTGCTGCCCTACCCGCTGCCGGCGCAGGACTGGCCAGCGGACGCGACGCATCCACGCGTACACGTACATCGGCTGGTTCGTGTTCGCTGCCGCCTGACCCCAAGGTGGCTCGATGCGCCGGCCCTCGGGGGGCTTCGGCCACATCCGGCGAAGGGCGCGCTGACGGAACCAGTCCACGATTGCCGGGGCCGGGTTGGCGATTGCCTGGCCCCATCCGGGCTCCAGGGCTCGACCCTTGGGCGGCCGGGGCCATGACCGCGGCGCCACTCGCCGCCTCGCCCAGTCCACGAAGGTGGGGTTCGGCGCCGCGGTCATGGC